AAAGTACTCAGTGTTTAAAACTTCGTTCAAATGTTCTCAACTAATAAGTAGAATATACAGAGTACTACTTGGCGAAGAAGATTTACCTACTTCAGAGAGAAGTAAGTTTTATAATAACAAATCATATACAGATAAAGTTTACAATAAAGCTATAGACGATATGATTAAAGACAAATACAGATAATATGGCATTCAAAATGAAAGGTTTTCCAATGCACGGCGTATCAGCATTAAAAAAGAAAAACACAATAAAAGAAAATAAATTTAACGTAGATAAATTAGCTGATAAAGATGATCAAAAATTTTTAGATAAACAAAGAGAAGAAAGAGTTAAGTATTCTGAACTAGATGCTAAAGGTAAAGCTATTTATAATAAAAATAGACAAAAATCAGGTTTAGCTCCATTAAAACAAAAAGGACCACTTCCAAAGTCGAACATTGGGCTTTTAGAAACAGAAAACAAAGATACCTACGTGTACGATGGTAGTGATTTACGAGAAAGAATAAATGACTACGAAGATAGAATAGGGTTTATTAAAGAAGATATTTTTAATACAGATAAAACAACACCTCAACAAAAGAAAGATTTGGCTAAATTAAATCAAGAGCTAGCTATACTACGAAAAAGAAAAGCTAACAATTAAAATACGATTATGGGGTTTAAAATGAAAGGGCCTAGCCTATACAGAAATAAATCAGCGTTTAAAGCTAACAAGAAAAAAGTTAGTCCGGACTTTGACAAAAATTTTACTTCATTGTCGAGGTCTAAAAGTCCTGTGTTTAGAAAAAGTTTAGACGAAGGCGTTTTAGGTGAAGCAAATAACGATGGTAGTATATTTGTAGACAAGAGTGTTCCAAAAGGAAGTCCTTTAGAAGCAGAGGTTGTGGCTCATGAGCAGAAACATATAGATGATATGAACACCAAAATCAAGGTGCCTGGTAAAAAGAACAAGGTTAAAATGCTAGACTACGGAGACAACTTTGTAACTTACAAAGGTAGAAGATTAAAAAGAGAAGATGGTATGATAGAACACCCTAGCACTGGTAAGATGAAACCAGAAGGTGATAAAAGCTTTCCATGGGAACAAGCGGCATATAAAGAGGGTAATAAAGCAAGAAAAGAAGCAGAAAAAAAGATATGAGTATATTAGGAAAAATATTTTCAGGTGGAGCTACTGAATTAGTAAAAGGTGTGGGTGGTGTTATAGACGAACTACATACTTCTAAAGAAGAAAAGCTTGAGGCTGAAAGAAAAATAAAAGATATGATAATGGGTTATGAAGCTGAGATGCAAAAGCAAGTAACTGAAAGATGGAAAGTCGATATGGCTTCTGATTCTTGGTTATCAAAAAATATAAGACCACTAGTTTTAATATTTTTAGTAGTATCAACAGTGTTGTTAGTTTTTATCGATGCTGGTGTTATTGCTTTTGAAGTTAAGGCCTCGTGGGTAGACTTATTACAATTAGTATTAATAACTGTGATCGGTGCTTACTTTGGCGGTAGATCACTAGAAAAAGTAAAAAAATAAAATGGGAATAAATTCAACAGAAGTAAGTTACGGCTTTGGTCAACTTGGTAGCGTTCACATGCACAATGACAACAGTGAAGATTTAACACCACCAGACAATATGGTTATTGTAGCTATTACAATGCTAGATGACACTGTGTTTGACAAACTAACAGCTGACACTAGCAATGCAGTTGCTTACAGTGGGACAGAGACTAGTAATGTTTATTTTGGTATTGCAAACGCAAACACTGGGGGTAATGGCGAGGCCGTAGACACAAGTATAAAGTTTCCAAAGGGATTAACTATATATGGTAGATGGACTGTGGTGTCTTTGAACGCCGCTCAAACAACTGGTGGTATTATAGCTTATTTCGGTAGGTAATGTTAGGATTAAGCACTGGTTTAGTTTACCAAGGATTTATAGACGCGGAGACAAATTATTCTTTGTCTTTTGACGGAACTAATGATGAAGTAGATTTTACAACTGCTGGTTTTCAAACAGCTTTAAACGCTTCTAATGCTAACTTTAAAGTCTCTGGATCTGTATCAATATGGGCAAGGTTAAATACTACAGGTACCAATGCTCAACTTTGGGACTTTTGTATAGACGAAGATAATAGAATAAATATTCAATACAAACACAACGTTTCTCATAAATATGTGTTTATGTTTAAAGGAGAGGCATCTGGATCAGTTGGTCAAAAAACAGCTGAAACTGGTGAGTTATTCCATGAAGATGATGGTAATTTTCACCATATAGTTTGTACTTGGGATAAAGGGAGTGATAATGAAATGAAGCTCTATGTAGACGGGTCTTTGATAGACACCACAGGTTTAGCAACGGTAGCATTAGACGGAGATTTTGATGATACTGCTGGCGCATTAGGAGTAGAGGTAATAGGGGGAACATCTTTTAATGGTAACGCTGATTTAAATGGGTATTTGGACGACTTTGCTATTTATAGTGATGTTTTATCAGCTAGTAACGTTACTACTTTATACAACGGTGGAAAATCAAATCCAAGCAATGTTAATAGTGTTGGTAATATTATAGCGCACTGGAAATTTAACGAAGGAACAGGTACTACTGTTACAGATAGAATAAACGGCTATGTAGGTACTCTTGGCACTGGGGCTAACGCACCTGCATTTAGCACCGCAAACGCTTCACAATAAAATAAATAATTAAATTAAATTAAATAAAATGGCAAAAACAAAAAAGGCTAGTAAGCCTACAAAAATTACAAACGAAGAATTAAATAAATTACAAGATACAGTAAATATAATAAATAAAGCTCAAATGCAGATAGGTATGTTACAGAGTAATATACACCAATTGCTACATCATATAGCTGGTAAAAATGACGAGTTAGCTTTAATGCAGTCTAACTTTAAAGAAAGTTACGGTACTGATGATATTAATATTTCTGATGGAACAATAAAATATAATGAAAATAATTAGAAAAATTACTGTAGGTAAAGACTACAAGGAAAACGCTATGCACTACGCTGTAGGTCAAGATGTTTATGGTGGACATACAATATGCAATATATTAGAAGAGAAAGATAAATATTCTATTTATATTAAAAAAGATAAAGATGTTTTACCGTGGAAAGACTTTAACAAAAACATGGCGGTGTCTGTTGAATATAACTTAGAGTATTAATGAAAGCGCCTTTTGACTTTGTTATAGAGCCAAAAGGTAATAGATACAACAATACTAAAAAAGTTGGTGATAAAGATCTTATATTAAATACACAGATATACAATCATCAGTTTGTTAATAGAGAAGCTATTGTTAAGTCTGTACCTACGGCTTATGAAACTAAAATAAAACCAGGAGATACTATTATAACACATCATAACGTTTTTAGACGTTGGCACGATATAAAGGGTAGAGAAAAAAATAGTAGAAGTTATTTTAATGAAAATACTTATCTTGTAAAACTGGATCAAATATTTTTGTATAAAAGAAATAATAAGTGGCGAGCTACAGATGGTTATTGTTTTGTACAACCTATAAAACAAAGAGACAAACTAAAACCAGGAGAAGAAGAAGAGTGTATAGGTATAGTTAAGTACACTGATGGTGTGTATAGCAAAAACGAATTAGTTGGTTTTACACCTTTTTCAACTTACGAGTTTGTTATAGATGGTCAACGTTTGTATAGAGTTATGAATAAATTTATTACAATTAAATATGAATATCAAGGAGACGAAGAAGCTTATAATCCAAGCTGGGCACAGGGCTGTTGAAGAATTAATTAATGTTGCTAAAGAAAAGATTATTACAAATACAGATGATGACGTTAGTGCTGATAGATTAAAGAACGCAGCTGCTACTAAAAAGCTAGCTATTTTTGATGCGTTTGAAATATTAAACAGAATACAAGAAGAAGAAAGTTTGTTAAACAACAAAGCTATAAATAAACAAGAAACTAGTTTTAAAGGCTTTGCAGAAGGTAGGTCTAAATAATGTACGAGCAAGATTTAGTAAAGGTTGTAGAACCTGTAAAGAAAACAACAATCACACGAATGAATCGTGGTAAAAAATGGAAATATGGATATGATAAAGAACATGATATTGTCGTTATATCAAAAACTGGTAAAATTGGTGAAATACTTGAAATCCAAAACTTGCGAATTGCTTTACCACTTGTGCCCGTGCAAGTACATAAACTGCAAAAAAATAAGTGGCAAAGAATAAACCAACCAGAAGAATTATCTAGGTTAAAAAATATTTTTGATTGGAGAAACTATCCTGAAGAACTTAAGCCTAAATGGTACGATTATATAGACGAAGAGTTCAAGCGTAGAGAAGAGGGTTTCTGGTTTATGAATAATAATAAACCAACTTACATAACTGGTAGCCACTACATGTATTTACAATGGAGTAAAATAGATGTAGGTGCGCCTGACTTTAGAGAAGCAAATAGATTGTTCTTTATATTTTGGGAGGCTTGCAAAGCTGATAATAGATGCTACGGTATGTGTTATCTTAAAAACCGTAGATCTGGTTTTAGTTTTATGTCTTCAGCAGAGACAGTTAATTTAGCAACCTTAGCAAGTGATAGTAGGTACGGTATATTATCTAAAACTGGTAACGATGCTAAGAAAATGTTTACAGATAAGGTTGTTCCAATATCAGTTAACTATCCGTTCTTTTTTAAACCGATACAAGACGGTATGGACAGGCCTAAGTCTGAACTTGCTTATAGGGTTCCTGCTAGTAAGTTCACGCGTAAAAAAATTACTTCTAACGAAAAGCAGGAAGACTTGGTTGGACTTGATACTACTATTGACTGGAAAAATACTGGTGACAATAGTTATGACGGTGAAAAATTAAGTTTATTAGTTCACGATGAAAGCGGTAAGTGGGAAAAGCCTGATAATATATTAAACAACTGGAGAGTTACAAAAACTTGTTTAAGGTTAGGAGCTAAAATAGTTGGAAAGTGTATGATGGGTAGTACGTCAAACGCTTTAGAAAAAGGAGGTAATAACTTTAAAAAATTATACCATGCATCAGATGTTACTAAACGAAATCGTAATGGACAGACAAAGTCTGGTTTATATTCTCTCTTTATCCCAATGGAGTGGAACTACGAAGGATTTATTGATGAATACGGAAGTCCAGTCTTTAATAGTCCAGATGCAAATGTGGTCGGACCAGATGGCGAATTAATAGATATAGGTATAATAGAACATTGGCAAAACGAAGCTGATGGATTAAAAGATGATCAAGATGCTTTAAACGAGTTTTACAGACAGTTTCCAAGAACTGAAGAACATGCGTTCAGAGACGAGACAAGAAATAGTATATTTAATCTTGTTAGAATATACGATCAAATAGATTACAACGAAGGTACAAGACCTGGTATAAGCAAAGGTAATTTTCAATGGGTAAACGGTATAAAAGACACACAAGTAATATTTTATCCAGATACTAACGGTAGATTCAATATTAGTTGGACGCCACCCTTGCACCTACAAAATAAGATAATAACTAAAAATGGTATAAAATATCCTGGTAACGAGCACATGGGTGCTTTTGGTTGTGATAGTTATGATATATCAGGAACTGTAGATGGTAGAGGTTCTAATGGTGCTTTACATGGGTTAACTAAGTTTAGCATGGAGGACGCTCCACCTAATCAATTCTTTTTAGAGTATATAGCTAGACCACAAACAGCGGAAATATTTTTTGAAGACGTTTTAATGGCGCTAGTGTTTTATGGCATGCCAATACTAGCAGAGAATAATAAACCTAGATTACTTTATTATTTAAGACGTAGAGGTTACAGAGGTTATAGTATGAACAGACCTGATAAAGTTTGGAATAAATTATCTACAACAGAAAAAGAAATAGGTGGTATACCCAACTCAAGTGAAGATATAAAGCAAGCTCATGCAGCAGCTATTGAAATGTATATACAACAACACGTAGGAGACATTGGTGGTGGTAATTGGGGTAATATGTATTTTAATAGAACTCTAAATGATTGGGCTAAATTTGATATAAATAAAAGAACAAAGTTTGACGCTAGTATTAGTAGTGGGTTAGCGGTTATGGCGTGTAATAGAAATTTATACGCGCCTAACGTTAAAATTGAAAAACAGAAAATAAGTTTAAATTTTGGAAGATACAGAAATGGTGGAGCTTCGTCTAAATTAATTAAAAATTAAAATGATAAGAACAAGTGTAACAAATAATTTCCCTAGTCAAGTAGTAAGTGATATTGAAAAGTCTAGCTCTGAATATGGTATGAAGGTCGCTAAAGCTATAGAGCACGAGTGGTTTAATACAGACTATGCTATGAGTAGGTATTTAACTAATATGAATAATTTTCATAGGTTAAGACTTTACGCTAGAGGAGAACAATCGATACAAAAATATAAAGACGAATTATCTATAAATGGTGATTTATCTTATTTAAATTTAGACTGGAGACCAGTACCTATAATACCAAAGTTTGTTGATATTGTAGTTAACGGTATAGCAGATAGAGTTTATGATGTAAAAGCTTTTTCACAAGATCCTTTTGGTGTAGACAAAAGAACAAAGTACATGCAGTCTATATTAAACGATATGAGAGCTAAAGAAGTTAATGATTTTGCACAAGATAAATTTGGCATGTCATTAAGAGAAAGTAACATCGAAGAGCTTCCTGGTTCTGAAGAAGAATTAGCACTACACATGCAATTAACTTATAAGCAAGCTGTGGAACTAGCAGAAGAACAAGCTATAAACGTTTTGTTAGAAGGTAATAATTTTGATTTAATAAAAAGAAGATTTTATTATGATCTGACTGTTTGTGGTATAGGAGCTGTTAAAACAACTTTTAACGAGTCCGAAGGGGTTAAGATAGATTACGTTGATCCAGCGAATCTAGTGTACTCTTATAGTGAATCTCCGTACTTTGAAGACTTATATTATGTTGGAGAGGTAAAGTATATATCTGTTAACGAACTTGTAAAGCAATTTCCACATTTAACAACAGAAGAATTAAAAGAGTTAACTGAAAAAAGCTACTCGGTTAATAGAGGTAATTATAACAAGCCTTATTCTACTAGAGAACAAAAGGACAAAAACAAAGTACAAATACTTTATTTTAATTATAAAACTTTTAATACAGAAGTTTATAAAATAAAAAACACTAACACTGGAGGTTTAAGAGCTATAGAAAAAGATGATACTTTTATGGCTGAAAGTACAGAGTATTTCACTGTTGAATCTAGAAAAATAGAAGTACTTTACGAAGGCGCTATGATACTAGGTAGTGATAGATTACTAAAATGGGAGATGTGTAAAAATATGATGCGTCCTAAAAGTGATCACACTAAAGTAAAGATGAACTACGCTATGTGTGCACCTAGAATGTATAATGGTAAAATTGAAAGTTTAGTTAGTAGAATAACTGGTTTTGCTGATATGATACAGTTAACGCATTTAAAGTTACAACAAGTAATGTCTCGTATGGTACCAGATGGTATATATTTAGACGCTGACGGTTTAGCCGAAATAGATTTAGGTAACGGAACTAACTATAATCCACAAGAAGCTTTAAATATGTTCTTCCAAACAGGTAGTGTTATAGGTAGAAGCTTTACATCTGATGGTGATATGAACCCGGGTAAAGTACCTATACAAGAAATACAATCTGGTGGTGGTGGTGCTAAAATGCAAAGTCTTATAGGTACATACAACTACTACTTGCAAATGATTAGAGATACTACAGGATTAAACGAAGCTAGAGATGCTACTTCACCAGACCCTAAGGCTTTAGTTGGTGTACAAAAAATGGCGGCTGCAAATAGTAACACAGCTACAAGACATATACTACAGTCAGGTTTGTATTTAACATCTGAGGTTTGTGATAATTTATCTATGAGAATATCTGATATATTAGAGTATTCTCCAGCTAGAAATGCTTTTATACAAAAAATAGGTAGACATAACGTTGGTACTTTAGAAGATATTAAAGACCTACACTTGTATGACTTTGGTATATTCTTAGAGTTATCTCCAGACGAAGAAGAAAAAGCAATGCTAGAGAATAACATACAAGTAGCTTTATCACAACAAACAATAGACTTAGAAGATGCTATAGATCTTAGAAATATAAAAAGTTTAAAACTAGCTAATCAGTTGTTAAAAGTTAGAAGAAAAAAGAAAATACAAAACGATCAAGCTAGAGCTCAACAAAACATGCAGGCTCAAGCACAGGCCAATGCTCAACAACAAGCAGCTGCTGCTCAAGCAGAAGTACAAAAGCAACAAGCGTTAACACAAACAAATATACAATTAGAGCAAGCTAAAGCTAATTTGAAAAAAGACTCTATGATGCACGAGGCTGAAATTAAAAAGCAGTTAATGGATCATGAGTTTCAAATCAATATGAGGCTAAGACAAATGGAGGTTGAGGCTAACAAAGGTAGAGAAAAAGAAAAAGAAGATCGTAAAGACAAGAGAACTAAGATACAAGCTTCGCAACAAAGTGAGCTTATAGATCAAAGAAAAAATGAAAAACCGCCTAAAAACTTTGAATCATCAGGTAATGATATACTAGGAGGCGGAATGGGATTAGAAGCATTTAATCCAAGATAAACAATTAATTAATTATATAATATTTTATTATGGCTAAAAAAAATGAAGCAACAGAACCTACTGTTGAACAACCAAAAGTTGACAACGAGGTAGAAAAAATTAAAGTAAAAAAGAAGTTAAAGAAAATCAAACCACAAGAAGACACTGTTAAAGTTGATTTGAAAGAATTAGCTAAAAAAGCAGAGGACATTGTAAAGGTAGATTTAAAACAACCAGCTGAAGACATTAAGGCTCCAGAAGCAGAAGTTAAAGAAGAAGAAAAGCAAAAGGTTGAAGAGCCTAAGGCAGAGGTTGAAGAAACACCGGTAATAGAGTTAGAAGAAATAAAAGAGGAACCTAAGGTAGAAGAACCTGTTAAAGTTGAAGAACCTATAGTAGCACCTGAAAAACCTACTATAGATTTACCAGAAAACGTTAACAAGCTTTTAGACTTTATGAAGGACACTGGTGGAGACATAAACGATTACGTAAGATTAAATATGGATTATTCTGAATTAGATAACCATACCTTACTTAAAGAATATTACAAAACAACTAAACCACATCTAAACTCAGAAGAAGTAGATTTTTTAATGGAAGATACTTTTTCTTTTGACGAAGAGTTAGATGATGAAAAAGATATTAGAAGAAAAAAACTAGCGCTAAAAGAGCAAGTTGCTGACGCTAGAAACCACTTAGACGGGTTAAAGTCTAAATACTATGAAGATATTAAAGCTGGAAGCAAATTAACAAATGAACAGCAGAAAGCAATTGATTTCTTCAATAGATACAACAAAGAGTCTGAAGCTGAACAAAAAGCATTAGAAAGATCTAGGTCTGCATTTCAACAAAAAACAGACAGTGTTTTTAACGACGATTTCAAAGGTTTTGAATATAATGTCGGTGATAAAAGATTTAGGTTTAATGTTAAAGATGTAAACAAAGTAAAGGAATCACAAAGTGACATTAACAATTTTGTCAAGAAGTTCTTGAATAATGAAAATTTAATGGAAGACGGGGCTGGTTACCACAAGTCTATGTTTACAGCTATGAACGCTGATGCTGTAGCTAAGCATTTTTACGAACAAGGTAAGGCTGATGCTTTGAAAGAAAGTATTGCTAAATCTAAAAACATTAGTATGGACCCTAGACAATCTCACTCAGGTGAAATACAAGCTGGGGGAATAAAAGTAAGAGCGCTTGGAGAAGACGTTAATGACTTTAAGTTTAAAATTAAAAGAAAACAATAACTAAATTAAAAATTAAAAATTATGGCAATTAATCCTGGTAATAATTTGAACAGTGTGCCTGCTCCAGTAAAGCAGACATTATCTGGAAATTATATCGATTTTACAGCGTCCGGTACACAAGGATGGGCGCAACAATACCTGCCTGACTTAATGGAAAAAGAAGCTGAGGTTTTTGGAAACAGAACTATCTCAGGATTTTTATCTCAAGTTGGAGCAGAAGAGTCTATGACTTCTGACCAAGTTATTTGGTCTGAACAAGGTAGACTACACTTATCTTACACTGGTACTGTAAACAATACTACTTCGGTAGTAACAATTACAGCTGATATTGACGGTGACACTAGTGTTACTGGTGGTAACCACGGTGTTAGATTAAATGATCAAGTTATAGTAGCTACTGCTGAAGGAGCTATCAAATGTTTCGTTACAGCTATTTCAACTGATGCTGTTACTTGTAAACCTTACGAGGTTGCAAACATTCAAAATGACGCTGCTTTTGGAAGTGGTACTTCTGATGCTTGTACTTTACTTGTTTTTGGTTCTGAGTACGCTAAAGGAACTGATGGTCAAGGTGGTCACGCTTCTGGTGCTAAAGCTATAACTCCTACGTTTAAGTCTTTCACTAACAAACCAGTTATCATGAAAGATTACTACGAAATCTCTGGATCTGACGCATCTGCAATTGGTTGGGTTGAAATTTCTGGTGAAGATGGACAATCAGGTTACTTATGGTACTTAAAAGCTGAAGGTGATACTAGACAAAGATTTACTGACTACTTAGAAATGACTATGATGGAAGCTGTTAAAGGTGTTTCTGGTTCTTCTACTGTAGACGGTACTGATAGTATAGGAACTGAGTTTGGTACTCAAGGTTTATTCGACGCTGTTGAAGACAGAGGTAACGTAACTACTGGTGTAACTGGTGTTAACCCTGCTACTGACTTAGCTGAGTTCGATGCTATCTTAGCTGAATTTGACAATCAAGGTGCTATTGAAGAAAACATGTTATTCATAAACAGAGCTACGTCTCTTGCTTTTGATGATATGTTAGCTTCTATGAATTCTTACGGAGCTGGAGGTACTTCTTACGGAGTATTCGACAATGAAGAAGATATGGCACTTAACTTAGGTTTCTCTGGGTTCAGAAGAGGTTCTTATGACTTCTACAAGTCTGACTTTAAATACCTAAATGACAAAGCTACTAGAGGTAGTATTAATGACAGAAACACTGTATCTCCAGTTAGAGGTATTATCATACCAGCTGGTGTGTCATCTGTGTACGACCAAACTTTAGGTAAAAACTTAAAGAGACCATTCTTACACGTTAGATACAGAGCTTCTCAAACTGATGACAGAAGATTAAAAACTTGGGTTACTGGTTCTGTTGGAGCTGTTACATCTGACTTAGATGCAATGCAAGTTCACTACTTATCTGAAAGATGTTTAGTTACTCAAGGTGCTAACA